GCGTCCTCAGATCAGGGGGAGTTGCCGCGGCTTGTGCTTTCGCGTGGCCGGCAGCTGTGGAGCGTCCTTGGCGATCTCGCCCAGATCCTGGATGTGATCGCGGCAGGCCTTGACCAGCGTCTCGGTCTGCTCCGGAGACAGCTCGTTTGCTGCCCGGTGGCCGGCTTCAGCCGACCACCAGGCACGGAGGGCGCTGGCGCTGCGCGCAATCTTGATCGCGAACAGCGCCATCTCGCAGTAAGCCTCAGCTCGGGTCATGCCACTTGCCGAGGAATCTGGCTGCCTGCTCGTAGAAGTTCATCCAGTTGCGCTGGGTCTCAGCGTTCTGGTTGGCCTTCAGCCAGTTGCGATGCAGCTTCTTGGCGAGCTGCTTCGCCTTGGGGTCGATGTCAGCCATTCGCGACCTCGTTCTGCTTCGCCGGCTTGACCCAACCCAGGTCCTTCAGGCGCTGGGTTGCAAAGCCGCGAACACTGGCGACCTCTTCCTTGGACAGCTCGCCAAGGGTTTCCTTGATGTCCTTGCTGTTCATCAGGTCGGTGACAGCCTTGATGTCGGCGCAGTTCCGGATCTTCGTCTCCACGCCGATGATCATGCTCTCGATGCGCTTGTCGGCGTTGGACTGTCCGCCTCCATCGTTGCGGTTGTCGTTGCTCGCCCGCTGATCGTCACGACGGTTGTCGTTGCGGTCATCGCGGCGGTCATCACGGCGCTCGTCACGACGGTCGTCATCGCGATCATCACGGTCGGCGTTTCGGGGCGACTTGAAGTCGTCGGCTTCCTCGGACGAGTAGGCGTCGCCGTGCAGATCAGCCAGCTTCAGGATCACGCGATCCTTCGCCCGCTTCTCGGCCATGGCGTACGGATACGCAGCCTGGTTGCCGGTCACCACGTAGTTGCCGAAGGTTCCTTCCTTCGGCTCGCGGATCGACTTGCCCCACTGGTTCTTCTTGCCGGTGTCGATCATCTCCATGATCTTGGCTTCGCCGACCGACCACTCCATCTTGCCGCCGACCGTGCCGAACACGATCAGGACAGCCTCGTAGGCTTCGGCGCGGAGGATCTGGGGCTTATCCCAGGTGATCCCCATCGCCGCACCGAGACGCTCGACGTCCTTGTGCTTGACGACCGGAGTCCCCTGGACCTCCCAGATCGACTCCTTGTCGATATCGACGTTGTGCTTCTCGAACACGTCGTAGATCTTGTCGAGACGAGCACGATTGTCGACACGGTTGTTGTTCTTGCCAGCCATGTTGGCCTCCGTTTATGCCGCTTCGGTAGCGGCGGGTTTCTCGTTGGTGTTCGCGGCTTCCGGCTTCTTGCGGGGAGCCCGAGTCTTCTTGGCCGGCTTCTCTTCCTCAGCCGGGGGCGGCAGGTTCGCGGCGTCGGCGACGGCCTGCTTGATGGCCTCCTCATCGAACTTGATGAGCTGCTTGCCGTCCTTCGACAGGTTGATCGCGACGCCCTTGCCAGCGGCCGACTTGGCGTCAGCCGGGAAGAGCTTCTTGATCGCCTTCTTCGCCTTGTCGTGCTTCTCGACCGCCGGCTTCGTGCTGAGCAGCGTGAAGGCCAGATCGCACCACTCGTTGTTGGTGGTCATGTCGTGGATCTTGATCCGCTCGATCAGCGGGATCTCGACAGTCGGAGCGCCTGGTGTCCGGCCGGTCTCGACGCAGTCCCAGAAGTCCTTCTCGGCTTCGAGGAGGGCGAGCTGGTAGAACAGGTCAGCCTCGACCTCGAGGATGATGTGCTGCGCGGCGCCCGTCAGGATCGACAGGTAGGCCTTCGGCAGATCCGTCACCATCATGTTGTGCTGGACCTGCGGGAAGTACTTCTCGTAGGCGTCCTCCTTGGAGAAGCCGAACGGGAACATGAACTTGAACTCGACGACCGCGATCGCCTCGCCGTCCGGAGTCCGCCGCGCCTTGCCGTCCAAGGTCGTGTGAGCCTTGTCCCAGGCGTAGTAGTGCTCCTTCACCTGCTCGTCGGTGACCAGCAGGTCCATCTCGTCTTCGAACAGGTCGGCGTTCAACGGCTCGGTCAGGTTGCCGAGGTTGATCAGGATGACCTCGTCGAGGTTCTCGGGGATGACCTCGCCGCGCTTCTCCATCCAGAGGCGCTCGATCGCGTCCTGGTTGCCGGACATGATGATCTTGGCGTCAGAGCCGCCGATCGACTTCATACGTGCGGCGCGAGCCTCCTCGCTCATGCCGATATTGCCAGTGCGCCTGCGCATTTTCGTCGTCCTTTGCATTCAAACAAGTGGTTAGGCGTAGTTACGCCAGATGGCTTTATCTCCGAGGGTCTCCACGAACGCCTTGTGGGCGGCGCGATCCTCGTCGGTGACGGGGCTCGGCAGCGGAACGGGCCGCTGCAGAGTCTTTGGCTTTTCGAACTGCTCAATCACAGCATCGGAGTTCAGCTCCATGCCGAACTGCCGACCGCCGAGCAGCTCGACGTAGACCTGCGCCAGAAGCTCGGAGTCGAGGAGAGCGCCGTGCTCCGTTCTTCTCGATGCGTCCACGTCGTAGATCGAGCAGAGGGCGTCCAACGTGTGCCGGCGGCGAGGATGAACCTTCTTCGCCAACTCCAAGGTGTCGACCACCTCGTTCTGCAGGGGACCGATGTCGAGCCGGTCCAGCTCCTCGTTGATCATCCCGAGGTCGAAGGCGGCGTTGTGGGCCACCAGTCGAGCACCTTCGATGAAGCTCAGGAACCGATTGTGGATCCGCTTGAACGTCGGCTTGGTGCGAAGGAAGGTGTCGCTGAGGCCGTGAACCTTGTAGGCCTGCGGATGCACCGGCACGGTCGGATTGCAGTACTGGTGATAGGTGCGGTCGGTCAGGACCATGTCGACCATCTCGACACAGCCGATCTCACAGATCCGATCGGTCTTCCGGTCGAGCCCCGTGGTCTCTGTGTCGAGAATGATCTCCCTCATCGCGGTATCGGTCTCCTGGTGAACGGGTCGATCCCGTCTTCCCGTATCTGGACGTTGAGTTGCTCTTGGGTCCGGTCGAGAACAGCTTCGGCTGCTGCGTGGTAGGCCGACCGGGCCAGTTCGATTTCGTGAGGGGAGGCAGCGGACAAGACAGCTGCCTTGAACCGCTCCAGCGTTGAGAACTGAACGTGAAGAGATGCATGCACGTTCAGGTGAGCTGTCGCTCCCTCCTGGCTACGCTGCGCCACGGGCCGCGGTCTGCTCGAACGTGATGCCGGTCCGCTCTTCGAAGCGACGAAGCAGCGCGACCACTTCGTCCGCATTGAACTTCGTGTAGAGACCGTCCAGCGATGCCGGCTGATCCTTGAAGAAGGTCGAAGTCGGCTTCTCGATCGGGTAGATGTCCTCGAACTGGAGCAACATCAGAACCGTGTCGTTGCCGGCGATGCGGATGGTGTGCAGGTCGTCGGCCTGCATGTAGTAGGACTCGCCGTTGGTGAAGCGGTACCGGCTCGCCTCGTACAGCATCTCCTCACCCGCGAAGGTGAATCCGTTGCCGCCGTTCATGGGCGTGCGGTACTCGAACCAGTTGTAGATCTTTCCCAGCTCGTCGTTCATGGTGCGACGGAACCAGACGTTCTCGACCGCGCCGGCCGCCACGTAGGTCTCGAAGTCGTAGCGGTGGTCGTGAGGCGCGATGACCTCGGGCATGGCGTTGACGTCGCCGTCGAAGAAGTACAGCTTGACCGTCTCGGTCTCCGACCGCTTCAGGCAGATGTAGTGGAAGCCCTTGGTGTGGAGGTCCTTGAAGGAATGCTCGACGATATGGTCGATATCCAGTCTCTGGGGGATCGGCAGATCACGCAGCATCGATAGCTCCTGGGGTGTGAATGAGGGGGAGGCCACGGCCGACGCTCGGTTTGGCCAGTTCGGGGTGTTCCTTCATCCAGTTCTGGACGAACCAGAGCTGGCCGCAGCCGCCGCCGATGGTGTCCTGGCCGGCGGGATCGAACACGCGGACGTCGAAGCCGCGCTCGACCAGCTTGGTGCTGAAGTCGGTCGCCAGACCGCGCTGGTGGTCGTTGGTGGCCGGCAGGCCTTCGGAGCGTTCGCAGACCACGCTCACGGTGGCGTTCCAGATCTGCGGGTCGAACAGCGCCAGCAGCCGATCAGCGTCCTCAGCCGAGGAGTTGCTGTCGTGGGCGCAGTAGTTGAAGAACGGGTGACGTCCGGTGACCTCGTTCCAGATGGCGCCCTCGCGAGCGATCTGCTCCAGGGTCAACTTCGCCTTGAACGGAACCAGCGCGTCACGGGCAACGTCCGTCGACTCGTGGACCGAGAACTGGAGGCCGATCGTCGGGATCTCCATCGAGACCTCCCGGATCGACTCGTAATTGACGCTGGGCGCCGAGGTGGAGATCAGCAGCGCGGCGTGGGGGTAGAGCTTGTGGAGCTGGCGGAGAGCCGGGATCAGACCCTTCAGGTTCAGGAGCGGCTCGCCCATGGACATGAACATGATCTGGAGGCGCTTCATCTGCGACGCCGGGATGCCGGCCTGCTCGATGGAGTGCCCGACCTGGTCGACGATCTCCTCGGTGGTCAGCGACCGGACGAAGTTGTCGCCGGCACCGCAGAAGCGGCAGCCGACCGGGCAACCCGACTGCGTCGAGCAGCAGATCACGGTGCGCGTGGCGTAGTCCGGATAGCGGTAGAGCACGGCTTCCGCGACAGCAGTTGCGCTGCTGAACACGAACTTCACGACGTGCTGAGAAGCGTCGTCGATGCGCCGGACGTTGGTCCAGGTCGTTCTCATGCGTAGAAATCCTTGAATGCGATGCCGTCCGCCGGGATGATGCCGGGGCTCTTCTTCAGACCGGTCAGGATGAAGCCGACCGTCCTGGTGCGGATGTCGTAGGAGACCTGCCGATCCCTCGTGCGGGGGCTGGTAGGCCTGTAGATTTTGTGGACCATCTCGCTGTCGCCGCCGCGGGCGAGAGCGATTGCGGCCTTGCTCAGGCGCTCGGGGATGCGGGCCGAGTTGAGGAAGCGCATCCAGGCGAGCACGCCGAGAGCACGATCAACGTCGTTCCGCTGCGGCGAGACCTTGGCCTTGCCGTCGAATGGCTTCATGGCGCAGAGGAGTCTGATCTTCTCGATCTCGACCATCTCGGCACGCGACATGCCGACCATGTTCCAGCCACCAGATCGGTTGCCGGACGTAAGCCATCGGCGTTCGGTGTCTGGCGTCTTGTCGATGACCTCGACGGCCTCGACGAGCAGTTGCCAGATCACGTCAGAGTGGCGCGCTTGGTCACCTCGAAGCGCAACGGCCAGCTCGCCACCATGGACGAGCCAGCCGTGCGTGTTCGTGCGATCCTCAAGCAGGGACGAGGTTGTCATTCCTGATATCCGAGACCGTGTTCTTGCTGCCGGAAGCCCGGCGGCGGGTTGCGCGATATTCGAAGAGGTTCGAGCCGATGCGGAGCTGCGTCAGGTGAAGCAGTCCCTCCTTCGAGTCCTTGAGGACGCGATCGGAGACGAAGTTGAGCGCTGAGATGCGGGCGCGATCTGCGGAGCGCAGGACATCATCGGCGGAAATCACGACCTGGCGGTCATACTGGAGGTCGCCCTGCCAGTAGACGAGGACGTCGCCTGAGGCGGCGCCCTTCATCCAGTCGTAGTATTCAGCCAACGCGCCCGGTCCGACTTCCAGGACGGTTCTCGCCATTACTCCACCAGCTCCGTGAGCAGCGCTGCGTGGATCTCGACGAGCGTCGTGAGGCCCTCGATGATGCGGCCGAGCTGAGCGACGGCGAGAACCTTGTCCTCGGTCGTCATTTCGCCCTCGTCCGAGAGATCGAAGTCCGGCTCGAACACGACTTCGAACTCGTCCTCGTCGTCCTCTTCGTCTTCGACGTCGGTCTCGTCGCCGCTGTCGCGAGCTAGGCCGGGATCGAATGCTTCGGCCAGGAAATCGGGGCCGAGGCACAGGCCCGGCGGGCAGTCGCACAGCTCCGGCTGCTCGCCGAGGGAGCCGAGCAGGGACAGGAAGCTGATCAGCTCCGGGGACATACCGGCCTTGGCCAGCGCTTCCGGGCTGAGATCTTCCGGGTTGAAGGCTTTCATTCGTACTCCGTTTGCAATCGTGCAAATGATTGGATGTGAAAAAGGGGCGCCCTGGCACGCACAACCAAAACAGGGCGCCCCTCGATTTTCCCCGCTCAACGGGGAAGCTCAGATGAACTGACCAGTCCGAAGCTTGGTCAGAACGTCATCACCTCGACAGTCGTCAAAAGGGGATGTCGTCATCCATGTCGTTGCGAGCGCCGCCGCCGCCGTTACCGTTGCCGCCGTTGCCACCGCGGGCACTGCCGCCACGGCTGTCGTTGCTGCGGTCATCGTTGCGGCTCGAACCGCGATCATCGCCACGTCCACGGCTGCTGCCACGGTCATCGCCACCACGGTCATCGTTGCGGCTCGACGAGCGACCCGAGG